GATTGTATTTGGGTTTCCGTTTACGTCTGCAGTGAACAGCCTTCCCCACGCTGCAAGCACCTCATTGCCGTACATCGTAGATGATACCCCGTGGGCACCGCTGACAGAGGACATTTTGGTGACGGCCCCGAGGGAGTTGGAGTACACCAGAGGCTCTTGTCCGGCCTGAAAGAAGTACAGGTGGTCATTAAAGTTGACCAGTTTCCAGTTGTCGTTCGATACCGTGTACGAGGCTGGGGTGGCGTCAGTCAGGGTTGTGGTTCCAGAGAGGATCTTGTTATTTCCTACACTGAAGACCAGCGTATTACCAGCAGAGTCACGAAACTCCTTGATCGCCCTCAGAGAGTCCGAGCCTAGCTCCGTCTTGGTTTCTGTGACAACCGAGTATCCTTTTCTTGATGCGAGCCTACCCCTGCGGTCAATCACCGCATTATCGGCAACCTCAGCGAAAGACGGGTCTTGCGCCAAGGGAGAGTCCTCGGTGTTCACCCCCTTGAATGCCGGGGCGATGAGGTTGATACTCTTGAGTGGTTGCGCCATTATGGAGTGTACCAGATAAATTCTTCAGGGTGTCGTGATACGTCAATCGCAATCGCGTCCGACAGGAAGTTGTTGGCAATTTCAAAGTATTCCTGCGTAGACGTACCTCCGGTCTCGCCACGCTCCCTCGCTGCAAGGGCAAGGGCAAGGTGGATAACAGGGTTCTCCGGAATTGCCAGTGTGTCAGAGTCTGAACTCAATACGTTGTCTCTAATAACTGAATCCACGTACAGCGTGTAAACACCATCGGGAATAGGGTACAGTTGGATCTGTACATCACCATTACCGTCCAGTCCGTCTACAAAAGTGTACTTATTCGGTGACTGAGATAAAGCAGTATTTAGCAGGTTCTGCTTGTCAAACCACTCGTTAGTCTGGTATAAGACCTCCCAATCGGAGGTGTCGTTCCAAACGTTCAGAATCTCCCCATCATGCCCGTAGCCGGTCAGGGAGTAGGTGTCGTCATCCGCCGCAGTATTGATGGTGATTCGGCTTCTCAGTTCTGTCCACTCGTGCGCCGCAGCAACGAGCACCCTGGCGTCATTCACAAAGTCGCCAATCATGGTGCTGTAGTCTGTCTCTGATACAGTAGCCACCGTGTTCTCTCGAAGCCTTCTCAGCACTGCGTTGACTAGGTTTAAGTAGGTCATCAGATCATACCTTGAAATAAACTTTTCTGAATGATTCTGTCAAGCTGAATCATCGGGTCTGTTGGGTCATAAATCACGCTTCTCGGTGCTTGCAGGTCGTATCCCAGGCCTCCCATGTACGGACTCGAATCAAATAGTCCTCCACCGCCTCCTCCACCGGACCCTCCACCGGATCCTCCACCGGACCCTCCAGTGCTGAATGGGGAGTCTTGGCTTTCAGTGGCTCCACCACCGCCATCGCTAGCATCAAGAGGGATAACAGGACCATCTCCGTCGCTAGTGTCGAGAGGGATAACAGGACCATCTCCGTCGTCGCGAAGATCAAGAGGGATAACAGGGCCATCGTTTCCGTCAGTATCGGGAGGAATAACAGGACCACCGCCTCCGTCAGTAAGCGGTGTTTCGTCTGGTGTATCTGAGCCAGATGGGGTGTCGGTAAATCTCGGCTCGTCATCCTCTTCATCAATAATGGGAGGCTGTTCCGTAGCCGGCTTGTCGTCCTTATCTTCTTCCTCGTCGGGTGCTTCGCCACCCAGTGGTGGTTTGATTTGATCCGGCTTATCAGTTGTTGGTTCGCCAGTAATCAGTTCATCAACAGGCTGATCGACGGATGGCGTAAGGTCGGCCTGCTCGCTAACAGCGTCCAGAGGCGTCTCAGGGGCTTCTGGGGGCGTGTTGAGAATATCTACCACTTCACCAAGGATGGCTCCTGTCAGCCAAGCGTTGTCGTTCAGGAAGTCCTCAGCAGGACCGCCGTAGATGGTCCCGATGATATTCCCTGCGGCATCGAGTATGTTTCCGTCACCGCTTACTGTGCCACCAATCTCCTCAAGAATGCCTTCAGCTTGGTCTATCAGCTTTTCAGGCAGGGATTCAACCTTCTCCCATACACCCTGAACAGCTTTCCTGATCGCAGTGCCGGCAGTGATATTTCCGTCCTTATCCTTTAGTTCAATCTCAAAGATGCCTAATGGTCCTGGCAATCCGATGTTGCCGATGAGGTCGATAGATCCGTCGCCGTTCACTCGTGTACCGAGACCGCCACCCCGAAGCATCTGTTCTTCCAGCCATTTCATGAGGCGGTCTTCGATGGGGGTAGACGCCGTTCCCTTCAGCTCCTCGAATATATCCCTTGCCTGACCTTGGAAGCTGTTGAGCAGGGATTCCTCATCCAGACCCGAGAGGTCGCCGTCAGTCAAATCCTGATCGACAATGTTCGGGTCTTCGATCTGTGAGTCAATAGCGCCCACGGAGTTCTGCTCGGACTGATTTGCCAACATTCCGCCACGACCAAACTCCGGTGCCAGAGACGGATCATTGGCTATTAGATAGTCTTTCTGTTCGTCTGACAGGTGAGCGAATCGTTGTCCAGCATTCGTCCTATCACCGTTCTTTAGCCACCAGTCGAGTGCGCCCTTGTTCTCCACGGCGGGTTCGTCCGAGTAGATAGGCTCCAGTATAGACTCGTCTTCAGGCGCTTCAGGCACTTCAGGCACTTCAGGCACAAAGTCTGTATAGTCTTCTGTCGGAGGCCCGCCAGGGAGTGGCCCGTCGTCGAGCGAAGGCTGCGGTGTCGGGTTCGGAGGCGTCGGTCCGGTATTCGGCGGCTCGTCCTCAAACCTTGGCTGATCCCTGTAATTTGCCTGAACAGAAATAAAGTGATCGACGTTTGGCCGAATAAACGAAGGGACATCCTCAATGTTCAGCGCCCCCGAAATAACGCCTTTCCCCCAGCTCCTTATCGCATCCCCAAGACTCTCGGTGAGAATTGACCCCGCGCTATTGAGAAAGCCGGGGTATAGGTCTTCTGCAGAACCGCCTTGGCCGGGAAATATTCCACCAGTGCCAGGGGCGCTGTTATCTGTCAGGAGGCCGTTCTGCCACGGGCCGCTGGGTCGCACATTGTAGTTGCTTACAGCCGCCCACGCATCCTCCGGTCTCATCGGGGGCGGTGTTAAGTCGCCAATCCAACTCACCAGTTACCTCCAGCAGCAATAGCTCCGCCTAGACGAACGCCCAGCCAGTATATTCTTGCCTTCCACGCGGGAACGCCTCGTTCGATCAATGCCAATCTAAAATACTCGTCACAAATCTTTCTGGTTTCGAACCTTCGAGAGTACATATGGTCGTGGAATACCGCTGGTTTCCTCGATCTACCAGTCTTGCTAAACAGGTTTCTCAGGCCAATAGGGATTGAGGCTAGGTCAGTCTCAAACCCTCTAGGCACGAGATATACGCCTCCGGGAAGGTCGTCGTGATGCCACATGACATCCTCAGTTACCAGGAAGTATCCCGGCTTCTCGTCAATCGTTCTCAGATTTAGCGGGCTGAACAACCGTTCTCTCCCTGAAATAACAGAACTCAAATCCCATGCCGGTTACGCAACGAGTGTCAGCTCCCGGCGTTGTAGCTGCATCGAGTAGAGCTGCGCCTGATTCAGTGGAAATCGTTCCGCAACCGGCGAGCAATGTCAAGCAAACTAAAACAATAAACTTCTTCATTTGTCCAATCCAAATAAGTGAACGAACCATGCGGTGAGAGCGCCGGTGCCGGTAACGAATAGGCCGGTCATGACGGTCTTGAGTATCCGCACGATATGCTTGTTGAGCTGAGCATCCAACTCCTCCATGAAGCCATCCTTTGTCAGCATTGTTTCCTTTATCTCTGACAGCTCCTTGTCCTGATGATCTGCGCGCTTGTGCATCGCTTCAGCAGTCTTGCCGCTGTCGTGTAGCTTCTCAACCAAATTGTCCATCTGGTGATTGACTGACTGCAGGCCGATCTTTAGATTCGCTAATTCTTTCTCCGTCTGATCTTTATGCGCCAAAAAATCCTTTTCGTTCACGGCTCCCCCCTAGAGTTCCGCTATCTTCTTTCTCCGAACTCCGACATAAGCCTTGGTTGCCGCCGTAATTGCTGTTACCGGGCCGATCATTACAACACCCCATTTTCTGGCTTCTCCGGCCAAGTTATCGTGCTGGGAAATCCAGCTTGCTGTGGTACGTCCCGTAGAGCCTGTCTGTACGTTGCCATAGCCTCTGTCATGGTTACATCAGATAACCCGTAGTGGTCAGTAGCCTTTAACAGTTCGTCCCGTGTAGCTCGTTCCGTGGACGCTAAAGCGGCATTGTCAGCGGTTACCTTGGCGTCTATCTGATCCTGTACGGTTACAGTGGTTTCTACACCATCCTCGTCAGTCTCAGTGTATTCGGTAAACATCTCTTGAGTTACCCACTTTTCTTGCCATACACCGTCTACTTCTTCTACGCCATCTTTGACAGCTACTTGCCATTCGCCAACGTCAGGTGCCGCAGTCTTTGTTACCCGTGCCACACCCAAGGCTTCTAGGGTTGCATCAGTCCACGATGAAGGCAGAGACATATGCTTGTTTTCTTGTTGTAACTGTATTTTTGTTTTTGGCTTTCCAGTAGCCACTTCAACAAATAACATATTTGTCTCCTCTTAAAACTTGGGTAGTTCCGCATTAGGCGGTGTAAAGCTAGATGTGTAACGGGCTACGCCTTTGGTAATTCGGAAGTCATCTATAAAGCCATTAAGTAAAAAAGATGTACTGTACCAACCGCCTATTGTTAAATAGGTGTCTGAATAATTAGTGCTATCACTGACAGAAATTAATTCAGTTCCGTCAATATACAGCTTGGTAGTTGAGGAATTTCTAACATACGCAACATGATACCAAGTATTTATTGAGGGAGCCGCCGCTGTAGCCGTTTGTTGAGATGTCCCATAATAAATAGCCCATTTACCGTCGCCGTTATTAACTCCTACGGCGGGGCCTCTTACAGCCGAATTTAAATACCCGTTAGATATTTGAAACATTCCTTGACCGTTGCCTACCGGATTTGTTCCGATATACAACCAGCCTTCAATGGTAAAATCGTCTGTTCCTAATATAATGTCATCTGTTGGAGGTACTGCTAAATAATCCCCAGTTTCATCAAACTCTATTGACCCCGTGCCGTACTTTTTAACGGCTGTGTCAATCTGAGCATTACCTACAGTATCTACATTATTGATGCCTGTGAGGTCGTAGATGCCAGCGTCTTGGAAGTTTAATAATAATTGCGGAGAAACATCCACTAAAGAATATTGATATACAGCATCACCGAGAGGAGAAATCATATACAGTGCGCTTCCATCGGGCTTTAAATCTATTCCGAATGGATTATTGGATTCTGAACTAACGTCTAAAGTAACACTGTCAAAAGATGCTGTTGAAACATCCCACGCCGTAGACAGCGTGTATTGATTAATGTCATCGTCATTCGAGCCACAGACAAACATTTTTGTCCCGTCTGAGCTAAATGTTAAGCCTGTTGGCACGGCTTCTTGAGAGGCAACACTAAAACTTTTAGATGCGTAACTAGCCGTGCTTATGTCATTAGCGGTGCTAAGAGTGTATTGATAAACTGTATCATCAACTTTATCTATATAATAAAAATCTGTGCCATTTGAGCGCATAAAAGGCTCAGCTGGACTGGTAGTGCTAAGTAATAAAGATTTGCTTGCGTAGCTGGCTGTTGATAAATCCCATGCCGTAGACAGATCATACTGAAAAATTCTCTCATTAGTATTACCAGTAATATAAAGTTTTGTACCATCTGACGAAAATGCAAGGCCGGTTGGAGAAGTGTCTTCTGAACTTACACTTAAAGTAACAGAATCAAAACTAGCCGTAGAAACATCCCATGCAGTGCTTAATGAATACTGACCAACATCATTACCACTATCACCAACCACATACATTTTAGTTCCGTCAGACTTAAACCTTACGCCTTGTGGCGCAACCTCTTCAGAGGCAACACTAAAACTTTTACCGCTGTATGCGCCATAAGTTAATGCGTTTGCAGATCCAGCAAGATTACCCAAAGGTTCTGTAGGTGGGTCAAAAGCCGCAGTGTATACAGCAACCCCTTTAAAGATTCTTACGTCTGATATATAACCAACGTAATCGCTGTTTGCGCCACGGTTTGTGCCAATTCTTAAAGGGTCAGAAGTATTCCAGCTAGTGCTGTCTGTATAGGTTCCTTCTGAAACACCATTAATCCATAACGTAACAGTTGTTCCTGAGCGTGTTAAAGCAATATGATGCCATTGGGATTTCGTTGTACTAGAAGTAGAACTTGTTATTTGTGGGCTATTAGCACTTCCTGTCGTTCTAATAAACTTGAGCTTATCAGTATCTGAAAAAATAATTTGCCAGCCAGTACCAGCGCTACCTTTTGCAATAATCCCGTTTGAATTACTTATGCCTTCGTCAAAATATGCCCAAAACTCAACAGTAAGATCACCTGTTCCAAAATCTAAATCGTTGTTGTCTGTAATCTCTAAATAATCACCAGAGCCTGCAAAATACCCACTCCCCCCATCAACCGTTATGTCTCTTGCTTCGTCATTTGTGAACGGACTGAAACTACCTTGTATTACAGAGCCATTCTCAGTAACCGTAAAGCCGTTGGTAGACGAGTCAGTAAATGTGTTGTTGTCATCACCGTTAGTACCATCACCGTCTAACAGCAGGACAACATTGGCGAAATAATCATCACCAGCGTCAGCCGCACCAGCAGTAGCCTGAATTAACTTTCTGGAAGCTAGACTCATCCGAACGCTTGCCCCGCTGTGAAGCCGTACCAAGTTGTACCGCCGTCATGGGTAATGAATACAAAGTAATCAACCGCTGATGCCGTAGCTGTCAGGGTAGGCGCTGTAGCCGCAGGCCAATCAACAGACGTAGGCCACGTTACAGTGTACCCAGAAGCACTCGCGTCTTGCACAATCTTCAAAGTAAACGACGATACCTTTCCGCTAGATGCTGGGTTGCTAAACGTAAAGGTAGTGTTCTCTGTAAGCGTATGAGAAAAGTTAGTACCGTCTTGTAGGTTTACAGTCGTAGCGTTACTACTAGAAGTAACCGCTGTGTACTCTTCTGATATTCCGTTATCAAATGTAATCACGCCATTGGCGTCTGCCGTTACCGCCTTTGACGCTTCTGTTGTGCCAAGGGTTGTAACGTCAAGATAATTAATCTCTGCTGTCGTAGCTGTAACACCGTCTAACAGATTGATTTCTGCTGCCGTAGAGGTTACGCCGTCGAGGATGTTCAGTTCTGCTGCGGTAGAGGTAATTGACGTTCCCGCGATCTGAAGCGTGGTTGCGTTGACCTCACCTGCCGCGCCGTAAACAACACCTTTAGAGTTTACGATTGTTCCCGCTATTGAACCGTCTACAAGGTTCAGTTCTGTTGCCGTAGAGGTTACGCCGTCGAGGATGTTCAGCTCGGCAGTGCTTGCTGTAACGCCGTCGAGGATGTTCAGCTCATTGGCAGATGCCGTAAGTCCAACACCGTCAATAGTAATCGGAGAGATGAATACCGGGCTGTTTGAATTTGCCTTGCTGTTTACCGCGACAGCAATGTTGTCGAACTCGACCTCAAACTCAGCACCCCTGATGATCTTGTCAGAGTCGCCAGACGGCAATGTGTCCTTGGCCGCGAAGTCGGTACTCTTGGTGTAGTTGCTCATGTCAGCCTCTTAGTCCTGAACGACAGATACTTTCTGTGTTTAAAAAGAAGGCGGGGCTGTTACACCCCGCCGACTTAGGCTTACTCAGGTACAGCGAGTACAAAGCCTGCTTCTGGACGGTATACTTCTACACCGTAGAGGCAGTCAGCAGTGTACAGGTTGGACAGGTATTCCTGCTTGTACTGAGTCTGAGAGCGTACTGACAGCTGCTCTGCGAGAACGATAGCGTCTCGGTGGAACAGGAGCGCAGCGCGAGTAGCGATGGTTGCGGCAGCAGTGTTGTCACCAACAGCTTCGATAGTCGCACAGTTAGACGATACATACACGTCTACACCGTACAGATTACCGATGAGGCCGGTATTGGTAGTGGTGCCGCTCACGAAGTCAGAAGACACGTAACGATCAATGCCCATAACAGAGTTGCGTACAGAAGGCGGGATGATAAGGTTACGCATTTCCATAGGAACGTCGTTGTCATCGAGCTTCTGGATCATGTCGCGGAAGAAAGCATCCGTGAACACGTCAGCAGCGACCTGGGTGTCGTCAGTGTACTGAGTCGTAGTGCCGTTGTCGTTGAAGAAACAGCCAGTGTGCTGGTAGTCAGTTTCAGCAACAGCGTTATCGAACACAATATCGCCGCCGTCACCGAAGCCTGTACCGCAAGAGTGCAGGTCAGTGTCCACACGCTTGGCCAGGGCATAACCTGCGTCTTGAGTGTAGAACTGTCGGAGGCTGGACAGAGCCTGAACGTCAACGATATCCTCGATCAAACGAGAGTATTCAAAGTGACGATCAATGTCGATTTCCAGCTCGCTTTCAGTGTTAGCGATGATGGTTACTGCTGTGTCAGCAGCTTTTGCGTTTGCATCACCACGAACAGGCTTGGGGATATGGATCTTGTCGCCCTTCTTGCCGTTCATAGAGATTTTCTTGACGAGAGGGGCCAGCTTCAGGCTCTTCTCGTAAGCAGCAATAATTTCATCGCTCCAAATTTCGGGGATAAAAGTTGCCGCTTCTGTTTTTGCGGTATTACCAGCCGCACCTGGATAAGTGGCGGTAGCCATGGATCAACTCCTTATTTGACCCGCCCCTCCTGATATGCTCTCAGGATATCGTCCTGCAAAGCGGTGTATCTGTCAGGGTCGGTCTTCATCAGTTTAATAATGTCGGCCCTGCGATAAATCTTTCTGCCTGTACCTTCTGGGTTGCCAGAAGCCCCGCCATTGCTTGCAGCCCTAACGGATTGCTTTCTGAACTTCTCCTCTGTCGCAACAGTCTGTTGTACAGTGGCCTTACGCTCTTTCCAGAGAGTAAACAGTTCGTCTGCAGCTTCCGCATCAAAGTTCTGATCGGCTTCCACAAAAAGCCTGGTCCGTATCTTGGAGGCTTGAATCCACTCAGCAAACCCTTTGTCGGCAAGAATCTCCTGCATGTCGGGATGTTTGCTTTGCAGCATCGCCTTTGCGGTCTGCTTCCGGTGCTCTACTGCGGCTTCTTCAGCAGCCCTTACGGACGGGTGATTCTCAATTTGGCGGCTTACCGCTGCTTGAGGATCGGTAAAGTAGTCCAATTCATCTTCAGGCTCAACTTCACGTTGAGGTGCTTGCTGTGTCTGAGATTGTATAAACTCGTCCACAACCTTACGAAGATCACCGACCTCGTTGCCCTGCTCCCCAAGACGCCTTTCTGCCTCTTGGTGCATTCTTACAACGTCCTCAAGACTCTTGCCCCTGTACTTCTCGGGGAGGTCTGAGTAGTCTTTTTGAGGTTCTCCAGAAATGCCTTCTAACGGATCCTGATTCTCAAAGTCTTCGTTTTGAATCTCGTCTTCCGGTTGCTCGTCTTGAGCCGGATCTAAGATTTGCGCTCGTCCCATCATTAAACTCCGTGATTACTCATTATGGAGATGATTATTTCTACCTGCCTTTTCGTGCTCTTTCACCCACTTCATGTGCCTTCCAGGAAAATCCCCAGAGTGGCCTTCGAGGTGAAATGCCGGAGCAGATAATTGTCTGGCAGCTTCTTTGCCACAACTGCACCTACAAGTTGTGACCTGTCCATCCACCATCTTTTCAAATAGATGCCCGTCAGGACACCTGAAATCAAATATCTTGTACATCTTCCGCTTGCTCCCTTGCTGCTTCTACGGTTCCCTGAAAGTTCAGGATTGTCCGATAGGCGGCAATCTGGCCTTGGCGAAAATACAGTTCTTGCTCATCCTTTACCGTTGAGATATCGGATAAGCGTTCAACGTTTCCTTCAACTTCCTCGCATAACTGCTTGTACCCCTTGTGGGCAAACAGCATATTGAAGTTATCGAAATAATCTTCTAATTCGCGGTCCATTGATCTAGCCTCTCAATCCTGCCACAAGTGAAATCATTTGTCAAGCATTTTCTTTACTATTTGTTGATTTCGGCTTAGTGGCTGGTTTTTGGAGGGCTTTGACCTCCTCTGAGAGGGTTCTCACTTCCTCTTCCAACGCCTCGATCCGCTTGTTCTGCTTCTTGAATGCGTTGTTTACTTCTGTCATGGCCCTGTTAAACTGCCCTTGGGTTATCATGGCATCTCCTTATTGTCGTTTTTGTTCTATTTCTCGCTCTCTCAGGGTGAGTTCTGCAACCTTTAAGCGGCGCTCAAACTCCTTATCGTCGGCATCGCCTTCGTCAAGATTCTTGGTGATAGCCTCGATCTTATTGATTTCTGTCTCAACCGGAGCGAGGTCGGCCTCAATACGCATTTTGTACGCTCGGGCCGCAGATTCCTCTGCCTGAGCATTGAGCGCGTTGGTCTGGGAAGCCTGAAACTCAAGCTGTGCCTGAAGTTGTGCCTGTTGCGCTTGCTGCTCCTGTGGGTTGGGCTGCATGGCCTGCTGCATTGCCGCAATGAGTTCTTCTCGGTTCGAGAGGTTCATGTTGTCAATGATAGACTGCACCAGCGTGGCGTACAGCGGGGAGTCTTGCTGCATGGTCTGAAGAAGCTGCACCAACTGAGTTACTTCGTACTCCCGAGCGATAATGCCCAGAGTCGAGGTAGCGTTGAACTTGTAATCAGCTACAGGGTAGTCTTCAGGGTTGAACTGCATGTATCGCCATGCGGCCTTCTTTACGAACGGAATCAGGAACGCCTGCTGGAAGTTAATCAGGGTTCGTTTATGCCGCTTGATTATCGCACCAAGGGACATGGAGATCCCTGCTGCCGTGGCTTCGCCGTTCACCGTACCGGCGATACCGGCAGAGTCTACTGCGCCTGTGGCCTGTTGTACCATCTGCTGAAGCGCAGAGGCTTGTGCGAAGGTAATTTGGCTGACTTGGCCGAAGTTAAACGGAGTCAAGATTTCTCTTGGGTCTCCGTTGGTCAGGATGATCTTTCCTGGACGGACTTCAGGTTTAGCGCCTCTCGGGAGCCGAGTAGCGTCCATAGCCAGCATGGGGTGCACGGTGAGGGACAAGGCATCAATGCGTGCTCGCAGCTCTGTATCAAGAGCTTTTTGCGAGTTATAACCCTTCTCACAGACACCGCGACCCCAAAAGCGTGAGGGAACTACATCCCACGGGAACGCCACAATAGGGCGGTCCTGCATCATGTAGGGGTTGGCTTCTGACTTCAGGAGAATCCCGCCGTTGGCGATAACCACTACCGCTTCGACGTACTTGGAGTCTTCGTTGTAGTCTCCTACGTCTTCGAGGAGATGCGCCGGAACGAGACCGTAATACTTGGTCAACCTTACCTTATCATCGTGGTGGATGGTCAGGTCTTGGTCTGGCTCGAGATCAGTATCTGTTGCCGCCGGACCTACTAGAACGTCGTTGTAAACACCCTGCTCCTGAAGTTGGTGGACAAGGTGTGCTGACACGAACTCGTCTACCGCACAACCCATAGCGTTCTCAATGGAGGTCGCTACAGGGTCGATCAGGAAGTTCTGCGGCATGACCGGCTTCAGGAATACTTTGAACTTGTCTGTTACTGAAACGCCTACGGCTTGAAGCTCCCCATCAAGCACGTCTTGGGTGGCAGGAGCCATTTCCTTCCTTTCCTCAATGACGACTTCTCCGATACCCGTACCGAACACTGCCGCATTGATAAGACACTCCGCCACCGCTTTTCTGACCTGAGTGGACTCAAAGTCC